ATTATGATAACAATAACTAATATGACTACAAACGGAAACTTTAAATGGAATAACGAAACTATAAAAGCAAACGGTTCGTTTAGTAAAAGCGGTGATGCAAGCGGTAATTTGATTTCAATATATTGCAATTTTGCAAGTGCTAATGGAGAATATCAAGACGATAATGCCAATATATATTTTAATAATGGTATTCCTTCATACAATATTAACAGTAATAATTTAACGCTTATGGTTCAGTTTATAAACAATGTTAATTCGTTGATAAGTGAATTGAGTGGTAATGTAAACGAAACTGAAAATGAAACTGAGTAATATTTTACTTATGTTTTTATTTTTATTATGTATTTCTTGTGGAACTACAAAGTATATTGAGGTTCCAGTAGAAGTTGAAAAAATAAAAACAGAATATAAAGAAATAATAAAATATGATAGTGTATATATTAAAGATAGTGTAGATAGATATACTAAAGGAGATACTGTATTTATTTATAAAGAAAAAACTAAGTTTGAATATAAATATAAACATGATACGGTAGTCGTTAGAGATAGTGTACAATATCCACAATATATAACTAACGAGGTTGAAGTAAATAAATTAAAAAATTGGCAAATAGTACTTATGTGTTTAGGCATTGGGTTTATTTGTTTTTTAATATTTAAAATTTTAAGATTATTTAAACTATGTTAACTGAAGCACTAATAACAACAGGATCGTCTATAGCATTAAGTACTGCTACTTTTTTATTTGCAAGAAAAAAATATTTAGCAGAAATTGAAAAATTGAAACAAGAAAACGATAGAAGTGAAATTGAGAATCTAAAAGAAGTAATTAAAACTCAAGCTGCTCATTATGATTCACAGATTGAACTGTTAAATAAAGAACTTGCAGCATACAGAGAAATGCACGAAAGAGATTTTAGAGACTTAATGAAACTTAAATCTATTGTTCAAAAAGTAGTAAATGAAGGTTGTAAACGTAATCCTTGCTTAAAGCGAATACGTTATGATGAAGGTGATTTAAATTATTTATTTGGTAATGATGAAGAACAGCAAACAAATACTGATAGAGAATCTTAAAAAGTATTTTAGTATACAAGAATTAGTTTCTGAAGCGGTCTACAAAAAGTGGGGTGAACGCGCTTGGAAATTTCTTGATGAAAACTTATTGAGTGTATTAATAATACTACGTAGAGATATTCTACGAGTACCTTTAGTATGTAATGATTGGAAATACGGTGGTAAAAATCAACAGCGTGGTTTACGTGAAAATATAGCACCACTGGTTTCTACAAAGACTTCTGCAAACAAGATGTATTTGTCGGCACATATATTTGGTAAAGCGTTGGATTTAGTTTCAGCTAAAATGCCAGCTTGTGAAATGCGTAGGAAAATAATGGAAAATAGTTTCTTACTTCCGTGTCCAATACGTATGGAAGATGGTGTTAACTGGTTACATATAGATGTTATGACAGACGTAGACGCCAAAGATGATATTACATTGTTTAAGGATTAATAAAATATTTTATAACAGAATTAAAAAAATTTTTAACTAATAGGTTTTTAATAATTGACTGTTTAATTTTGCAGTCAGTTAATTTTTAAAGTAGAGTATATATGGGAGATTTTAATTTAAGCTTGGATAGTATTTATGATTCAAGCGAAATAGAGAGTCTGTTTGATGATACAGACAGCAATGAACCTGTAGAAAAAGATGATACTACAGATAATAATAAAGAAGAAAAAGAAATTAAAGATAATAAAGTTACTGAGGTTGATGTTAATAATTTATTTGACAATCAACCAGAGAGCGTAGGTAATGAAGATTCTAATGAGGGGGGCAAAGAGGTCAATACTAATGCAAATGAATCAACTTCTCCCAAATCTTCTACTACTCTTCAAAACCAAAATAAATGGCAACTTTTGTCAAATTCTTTGCGTGAAGATCTCTTCCCCGATTTAGAAGAAGATGCCATTAATAAAGTAAAGTCTGCACAAGACTTTGCTGATTTAATGGAAGCACAAATGCAAACACAATTTGATGAAAGACAAAGAAGAATAGATGAAGCATTAAATGCTCAAGTTGAAGTAACAGACATACAAAAATATGAAAATTACATTCAACAGTTAGAATCTATATCTGAAGATGATATATTAGATGAATCAGAAAGGGGTGAAAATTTGCGTAAGGCTCTTATTAGAGACAGTTATTTGTTAAATAACATGAGTCTGGAAAAAGCAAATAAACTTGTAGAACAGTCTTTCAAAGCTAACAGTGATATTGATGATGCTAAAGAAGCATTGGAAAACAATGTTAAATTAGCAAAACAACAGTATCAAAATATAGTTAACGAAGCTAAAAAGCAACAAGAAGAACAAAAGAAACAAATTGCTAAACGTGCTGAAGATTTAAAGAAATCAATTCTTGAAGATGATAAAATTTTCAAAGAATTGGAAATTAACAAAAACGTAAGGCAAAAGGTTTATGACAATCTTTCAAGACCTATTTACAAAGATCCAGAAACCAAAGAACTTCTTACTGCTGTTCAAAAGTATGAAAAAGAAAATCCAGATGATTTCTTAAAGTATACAAGTTTATTTTACACTCTTACTGACGGATTTAAAAATTTAGATACTCTAGTTAAAGGTAAGGTTAAAAAGGAACTTTCTAAAGGATTGAAAGATCTTGACAACTTACTTAGTAACTCATCATCTACCACCGGTAACTTACAGTTTTTAACTTCTGGCAAGAACGATGAGGAATCTATATTTAGAAGATACGAACTAGATATCTAATTAAAATTGACTTTTAATTTTAAAATGATATAAATATGAGTAATCCATTGAATAGGTTTCAAACAGTAACCTTTACACATTGGAAGGGCTTGACCAAAGAAAACCACTTGGGTTCGATTTGGCAGTTAGCTCCGCAAAAAGCATCGAATATTATGGTGCAACTCTTGGCATTCAAGAGAGGTAAAACTTTAAATACATTCTTGTCACAGTATCCTACTAAGACATTTGCTGATGATTCAGAATATACGTGGGATGTTATTGGTTCTAACAGACGTAATATTCCGCTGTTGGAAGCACGTGATGAAGATGGTGTTGTAGTTGATAGTAGCTATAGTAAAAATAACGGTGTTGTTGGTGCTAATACAGTTCCATTTTACCTTGTGTTTAAAGAAGATTGGTTTGCAGACCAAGAAACAATTTTTGGTAATGATAGAAATTACCAATTTAAAATTTTAGGTGATCCTAGATTTGAAGGAACTAACGCCGT